GCTGAATCAACGGGGAAAATAATTTTGAATTCTCTAGACATTTGAGTTTTTGTTATTTTTTTCCCACCTCTTACTATTAAAATCACATTTTTGAACCCCAGATTTGTTATTTGGAACATGTTGCCTCTTCTATTGTTTTTTGAAAAATGGAAAATGTTTCTAGATAAATTCTCTATAAATGCCATAACTTTGTGAAGTCTCTTCTTTTTCAATAAATTGTATACTTTCCTATATATTTCTAACAAATTTCCTACTTCAGAAGAATTTTCTTCAAAAATGGAGTCCAGGAAATTTTCATAGTTTTTTGACTCCACATCCTCCTTTAAATAAGCACAAAGGAATATTAACAAGTCTTTCCAAGGCAAATTTTCTAAAACATCATTCACGATTCCTTGTTTGAATCCCATTTGACTTTTTTTCTGCTCAGTCCAATTTTTGTGTTCTTTTTCATTTAGATCTTTAATCAAATTTTTTGAAATGATTATTGTGTTTGACTTTGATTTTGAAATTTTAAAATTCATGACTTCTTTATCTATGAGAGATTGTTTTTTTCTTAGTTCACCTAATTCAAGAATTAATGGGACCATCAATGGCATTTCTTTTGTTTGACAATAATCGGACAATGATTTGTAGAAATTTGGCTTTCCTCTTGTGAATTGTTTCACCTCAAATGTTTTTTCCCAATTTATTTCCAATTTATATAACATTCTCATGTCAGAAATTTTTTGAGAGAGTATTAAATTGCTTTTTTTAAGCAAATTCCTTTTATCCTGTATTTCTTTTGGAACATCTAAATCATTTTTGTACTCATTTTTACAAGCAGCTTCAATTATGAAATCGGTAACTGGGAAGTCATAGGTTTTAAAAGAAGAGAAAAAAGAGATATCATTTGTATTCTCTCTACTGGAAGAATCTGCTTTTAATAGATCAATGGAAGGTATTGGATAAACTGAGATTGGTTTGACATGGTGAACAACAAGTCTGTCTTCATGTAGCCTTTTTATTACTCTTTCAAATTCATGTATTGATCTCTTTACAGTATTATCAGACATGAGAACATCAGCAACAAATTTCCCATTCAAACAAACATTTCTGGGATTTGGACAACCATCTATAAAAAATTTACCATTCATTATCTGCTTTGTAATGTTCCTCGTATCAGATAACTCATTAATGTCACAAATTCTCTCAAAACCTGTTGTTGGTTTGAAAATAGGGAAAGCTTTTTGGTATTTTTTTGAAACCTTATCTGTGTTTATCAAAACTTCATCCACCTGCTTCCTATTCATACAAGTGTGTTTTGAAATTTCAAGTGATTTTTTGTACTTTTTTTTCGGGTCTATTTCAACTGGGATTGAATTCATTGTGTTTATTATACTCCTCGTGTTTAGTGTTGAATAACGCAAAACATTTCCTAAATAATTTTTTGTCAAATCTTTGTGAAGCACATTAGCTGGAATTCCAAAATCAGTTTCTCTTACTCTAGAGTGTAAAACACCTTTTATGGTTTTTGTTATATCGATGCAGACGAGCTTTTTCTCAAACCTGTCTAGATCTCTAGATATTCTCTCTATTGATTGTGTTATGTGTCTATATGCCGATTGGTCAACATTCATGATCTCCTTCAAACAATCTTTCCTTTGAACAGGCTTCAGACACTCATTTTCTATCAAAAGGGATTCAATTAACTCAACTCTTTCCTCTACTTCTGAGGGTATTGGGGCCAAGCCATAATTTAACATTGAAAAAATGCTGTAGACACAAGGAGGAAATTTGGCATTTCTCATAAACTTCACAACCAGGTTGAGGTTAACATCAACATTAATGGATGAATTGCACACTTCTGAAATGTTTGTAGTTTGCTCATTTGGGCTAAGATAAACCAGGTTTGGATTTATAGTTATATTTTTTTCATCAATTGACCATGAATTGTACTTCTCCACAGTTTGACCTCCCTTTTGATAAAATGCTTTCTCCTCACTGCTTGAGACACTAAACTCGAACAAATTAAAATTTCTCCAATCTGAGATTTTAAAGTATATATAATCAGGAGTCTGGCTCTTCCCTCCATACCCATATATGTTCACATCTGTCTTGAAACCTGAATTGTAAATTAAAAAATTGTCTTTAATCAAACCAGTTAGCATTAGGCCAAAAATATCATGTCTCAAAACAAACAAACTTTCTGCTATTTGCATTTTCAACACGTTGCTCTGATGGCTTCCTTCATCAACTTGGTTTGTTTCACACCATTCAAATTTGTTTTTGATGTCATTGAAGGTTGAAATCAAACAATCAATTGTGTTGTATTGGAAATTCGGATCATTAAAAGACCTATTACTCATTGTTTTTTCAAGGACATTGTATATGCATCCTAGATTATTTAAATAAAG